GGTGCTAAAGCACGATACTGGATTTTGTATTCTAGATAGTTTCTAGAATCTTTTTATAGATTGTATTCAGAGAACCATTATAACAATAGCTGAAAAACTTGTACAATCAAATATGCAGTATAGAAGGAAAAGAATTGTAACAAGATGGTTACAAAGTTGAACTGAGCAACTTCAATTATGGATTGTTTGATGATTGTGCTACCGTTATTATTCTAGAACGTTCTAGAGGCCTCTGGAGACATTCCATTCATGTGTCTATAGGTTACCATTGACGGGCCCACAGAATGTCCCCTGAGTGATTCTAGTGATTCTAGTGATTCTAGTCACTCCTGTCATTCTAGAATAACCATGTTCTAAACTAAAACTGCACTATTGTTGCACTAGAAACGACAAGAGGGCCTCTAGGGCCCTCGATTGTTTTGTTAATGGTTGTCTATAGTCAGTTAGTGCTTAGAGACACTCGAGTGATCAGGAGTGAACCTCGTATGCGTTTGTGAAAGCCCAGGTGAGTGCCCGGGACGCTTCTAGATTAAGAGGCCGCTTCTGATAGCGATTGGTTGTATCTCGGTCAAGTTGACGGATGAGTTCAACAATCTCATACTCGGTGATTGGATACTTATTTTTGACAGCCGAGGCCGCGATCTGACACATCAGTCGATAGATGAAAGCATACCGCCCGCTATTGTCATGTCCGGCAATTGACTTGTACTCACTGACAAGCTTCTTGGATACAAATGGACAGTCGTTATAGTTGGTCCATGATACCCGCTTACCAGATTCCTTTAGCTTTGCTTCTCGATGCTTAACGACTTCGTCCTGAAGTTCTTTTGGTAGCATATCAAAGAAATTGTCAGCCTTCTTTGGAGGAGTGTATGGATGCTTTAGCATCAATTGATCAACGTCTAGTGCTACTCCAGTCTTGTTGCTAAAGATAAAGTTGTTTGCCTTTGGATACTGCGCTGGGCAATAGAACATCCGAGCCAGATCTCGAGTCTGCTTATCGCCCATTTGCCCAAATTCAGTATTGAGTGCAAACCAAAAGTGTTCGATCTCGGCTGCCTCAACGTCTCGTGTTAGAGGAAAAACTAGTCTGAACTTTGGATGATCAATTGTGCTAGATGCTGTACTGTAGCAGACGAATCGAGTTTCAGCGTAACTCGACATCAGATCATATTCAATGTCGCCCGAGGGGATATAGTCGTCGATATCGAGTGCCGCGAATGTCCAACGAATTACATTCGCATTCGCCCGAGTGGTGCCTTTTCGATAAACCGCGGGCGAGATAAGAGGAGTTGACTTCTTTGTGCGCTCACCTTTTTTTGGCTTATAGCCTTTTAACGTTGACAGATAGTAGAGACTATTTTCAAATTCGTCGAATGTATCAAAGCTCACTGCAAGACTAGTATCATTATCAAAGAGATTCTTGAAAACAGTTGTTGTTATCATTTGCTACTCCAAAAGAAGGGAACTTTCGTTCCCTTCTGTTCACATCAATGTCACTCAGTCACTAGTGGAAAATCGATTTTTGCTAGAAGTCCAATGTTATCTTCATGCGTCGGGCCTTGCCACCCGTTCGGCTTGATAAGGTCGGGAAGTCCAAGTGGATTTGGTCGACTCGCCTTAACACCAACCTCCTTCGCCATGTTTGCAGTATGAACTCGATCCCATGCTTCATATGCGTTGATGTCGTATGCGTCAAGTGTACCAATTGCGACAACCGCTAGATCAATCAGCGCATCACATACATCATCGGCCGTTTTGGCGCCCTTCATCTCATCGAGTTCTTCTTGAAGAAACTTGATTCGAAACTCTAGAAACTTCGCAAGCTTCGCTTTGTCAAACTCGCGAATCGCTGTATTGACACCAAACTTAGTATGCATTTCCGCAATATCACTTACCCAATTACTAGACATAATTCATTCACTCCATGGTTGATTAAAATTTGAATTCAGTTCCTGCAGTCTTCATTCTACTACCAAACGATGATTTATCAAATGCTGGAACATCATCGTTCTTATCACCCGCATCAGCAATGTTCTTCTGTGCGGAATCTTCAAGATCAAAGAATTTCATCTTCGCTCGGTCAACACCAACAACGAATCGCTTATAGTGCGATACATCAGCATATCTATTTGCAATTTGCTTGATCATAACCTGATCAAGTTCTTCAAGTTCATCTGTCACAATCATCGCAAACATCAGGTCGACAGTCATGGGAAGACCGAACGAATTTTTAGTTAAGATATCACCGCAATAAAATAGGTTATCGCCGCTGACGCCGATATCAATGGTTTCAAGTTCGCCGACATTTTGAATTGATACGATCTCATCATTATAATCGATATCACAATCACTTAACATATTCTTTTCGAGTTTTTCTAGCTCTAATTTAATAAGCAGATCACTCAATTCAAATATATCAAGGTCATCAACGCAATCATACATACCAGACGCTTTTAGCTTGTCGGCTTTTTTCAAACATGCATAACATAATGAATCAAAGTCATCATCACTTATCCAATTGGGCTTTTGCATAATTTATAACCTCGTTAATTTTAATTTCAATGTCATCGTCTTCCCAGATGACAAACACTTTGTATCCCAAATCTTCTATGAACGAAATTTTTCTAAGATCTTTAGCGAGAGCTTCGTCAAATGTCAGATCTTTTCTACGCCAATCTTCACGATTTCTTGGGTGAAAGTATATACCATTATACTCAACAATGATCTTCAATGGCTTCAAACAAAAATCATAAAAGTATGATTTATTGAATTCAAAGTCTGTTCTAGCAAATTCGCATAGATCCCCAAGCTGACAATTCATATCAGCTTTAATGAATCCCATTTTTCTAAAACGTCTGTATAACTTAAAACACATTTCTCTGCCGCCTTTAGAACTTTGGGTAGAAAAGCCAAATACCCCATGGCGCTCTATTGTAGTTGTCAGCTTTTTTAAGCTTTTTGCGTTATGTCGACTAAGACCGTCTTCTTCGCCGTATTTTCGTATGTAATTCTCTAAAGATAGACAATTATTTTTGACATGATTGCTGTGTGCCAATTCTGGGTCATCTACTTTGTCAATCCAATATTCAATACACATTGGATTCGCTCGCCGATAAAATCCCTCAGTCTGTCTCTTTTTATCGTGACCAATCTTTGAATATTCCGATTGACGCTCGGCTATAATTTGCCGCGCCTGCTCTTCAGTATAACCATCTCTAGTATAGTATTCAATGTGATTCCAATTGATAATATCTATTGTGGCACGAATATTTTTGGCATTTTGGGATAATCGATTTGAAAATTCAATTTGGCGTTCTTGTCCATATCTGATTGCTAGTTTCTTGACAGTAGATTTTTCATTCTTATACTGTTTTAATAGATACTCATAATCGCCATTTTTGTTTGTGACAATAATATCACACAACAGCTCACAAAAACGTCCATGAGCTGTTTTTGTTTTTAGGACATCTTTGTTCTTTAAATAGATCCTGGTAAATTCTGCGGGATTACCGCTCTTCGCACATAAATCTTTAAACGTCTTACTTTCTGTGAAACATGCTAGGGCTTTCATATTAGATCCTTCGTAAGTGGGTATTATATATTTATACTTTTACCACTTACGACAGATCTAATATCACTACACGCTTTTCAGTTTATACCCAATATCAAGACCAGTATTAACGCAACATCTACCATAGTTTGTAGGAAACATATGATCCTTACTAACCACAATAGACTTGCCGTTTTTTGTTGTTATACGAACACACTGCTTCATTTTTTTATGGTGGACAAACATTACAGTTTTGTATCCGTCATTAGATGTGATCTGATCACCCAAAATGACGTCACCAATTTTCTTTTTACTACCATCTCGTAGTGTAATCAATTCGTCAACGGAGATGCATTCGCTCGTGTCAGTCATATCTATATCTGAACTTCCATACCCCGATCGATTCACCTGGGTTGCGGAGAGGATTGGTACATTGAATTCGACAGCAAGACCACGCAGCTCTTCGGCGATCGACTTGACATATGAATAAGAATTTGCCCCAGCCCCCAATTTAACACGTGAAGAAGAACATATGTTCAAATAATCGATTACGATTAGATCAGGCACAAACTTTTTCTTTGACTTCAAATCTTGTAAAAGAGACTTAAAGTGGCCAGCATGAGCCCCCGATGTTGGATACTCCTTGATGATCAGTTGGCCTTTGGTTTTAGTGACAAGACGATTGATTTTGTTTGTATACTGATCTTTATCAAGATTGCGAATGTTTGCTAGATTGACATCAAGTAGGTTGGCATCGATGCGCTCAGCGATACGCTCTTCAGCCATTTCCATCGTAATATAAAGAACGTTTTTGCCTTGCAGCAACACTGAGGAAGCACAATGACACATCATCATTGACTTGCCGACCTTTGGACCAGCCATGATAACATTGAGTGTTTTTCGTGATAGTCCACCATTCGTGATCTTGTTAAGAAGATCTAAGTCAAATGCGAGCTTTTCATCTACTTTGTGATAGAAATCATACCGAGATTCGAAGTCAGCAAAGTAATCATGACCAATCGAACTGTCAAATGAAACCGAGAGCGCTTCACTGAGGAGACTTGGAATAGCATCCTCTGATCTTTCACGATCATTACCCTCAACGATCTCATATGCATCAAGGATCGCCAATGTCACTGCTCGCTTCTTACAAAACGATTCTGTTGACGTTAATAACCAATCTTGATCATTGGAGACAAAATCAAGTTCACCGATGAAATCTTCGACAACCTTTAGAACTTGAGGATTCTTTAATTCGTTTCGTTTTGATAGTTCGACCGAGAGAATGTCTAGCGATGGGGGATGACTGTATTCTGCGAAAAATTTGACCAGAGTATCTGCAATTAATCCTTGAGTCTTGTCAATGAAATACTCTGGTTTGATGAATGGAATTACCTTTCGAGCATATTCCTCGCAGTGTAGTAGATTTGACAGAATAGTTTTTTCGATCGAGCCACTCATTCATCCTCCTCAACAATGTTCACGTTATCATGTAACTGTGATAGATCTTCATCAATCACTGCAGTTAAACATTCTAACAAGAACTGGCCTACCTCGGTATCAAATGATGGCTTGTCGAAATCTTTCTTGTCGGCGATGTATAGATCATAGTCATATTCAAGTAGACCATCATCGGTGATGTTGATTTCATTGATCTTGAAAGGAACCCCCGCAAAGGGGCCCTCGACAAATGAAATGATCTGAAAGTCGCGATCTGATTCGCAACGAGATTCATGAATTTTGTGAGGGCGCACCATGTCAATCCTCTTCTGCGTCTAAGTTGGAGACATCAATCTTGTCGAGCTCTGAGTCGATTACATCTTCGGACATTAGTGTTTTACTCGAAACCTTATATCGATCCTTGATATATTCTTGGAATTTTTCAGTTGTAACGATTGGCAGCCAAAACTCCTTACAATCGGTGTTCTTCAATCTCCATTTTTTTTCTTCAACCTCGCCAGTCGAAGAATCTACTCGCGCATACCATCCTTGCTTTGGTCGTGTAACAAAACCGCCATCTAAAGCGATGTCCATTAGACCCGACCATTTGCTAATACCACCTTCGAACATAACATTGATGGGAATCTTGGATTTTTCTCTGACATATCGAGATTTTTCAACGTTGATGATAAAATTCCATCCAACAATTTCAGTGCCTTCTTTTTCCTGCTGACGACCGAGAATGTAAATGTTATCGGCTGAAAGATAAATTCCGGTGCCCCCCGAAACAATCGCTTTTGGGTACAGACCCTGTTCCATATAGATGTGATTCACCGCAACCATTGGGATGTCTAGGCGATTTAGATATGGTGTAATCATGCGAAAAATCGATTTCATCTGCTTCGCTCTCGAAAGATCTTGAACCGACTTGCCTTCAATTGCGTCATCCATTTCCTTTTTAGATGACATATTGCCAAGTGAATCGATCACAAAGATAACACGATCACCGCGTTCAAGATTTTCAAGTTGCTTAATGCAATCAAATTTAAACTCTTCCATATTCATAATTGGAATATGGAGAATGCGACTCTTATCAAGCTTTAGCGTATCAAAGTATGCCAGAGGTATGCCGAATTCACAGTCATAGAAGATCATAACGGCGTCGGGATATTTGTCCATGTACGCCTTTGCCATGATTAATGAAAACATGCTTTTGAAGTGCTTAGAAGGTCCGCACCACAGAGTCAGGCCCGGAACAAATCCGCCATCTAGGTCACCTGAAAAGGCAATGTTTAGAGCGGGAATTGATGTCTGAATTTGATCCTTTTTGGTAAAAAACTTCGAATCAGCCAAAAGCGCAGATTCTTTAATTGTGCTATTCTTTCTAATTTTATCAAGCAATGCGTTCATGTGTTCTTCCTATTCTCAATGATATGTCTTGTTAATTGGTGTAACGATCTGCTCGTCTTCATTCGATTCTTCATGCTCTTCAAACAGTTCAGGG